AGGTATGTATGTGTCAGTATCTTAGTGGTATAATGTTATAGGAGGAATAATGGCATTTCCAGGCACATATAATTTTAATTACTACCGTGGTGATAGGTATGAATTTGTCATCCGTCCAAAAACCGCAAACGGTGGGGCTTTTGATTTAACAGGCTATAGCGCAAACTTTACTGTTGCTAATGCAAGGGGAGAAAATAAAACTCAATATGAAATGCAGGCTATTGTTGATGGCTCTGCAGACACAGTAACCTGTAGAATTTTACCAGGTGCGGGAGAAGTCTTAACTGCTGGAAATTATGTCTATGATGTTCAAATAGATTCTGGTGCAACATTAGTTTATACACTTTTGACGGGGACCGTAACAGTAACAGATGATATTACTGGAGCAGATGATTCATAATGGTTGACGTACTACTTAATACCGACGATGTTGTAGTTATAGGACCACCAGAGTCAATTGATTTATTAGTTGATATTGGACCACAAGGAGTTCGTGGCAGTAAGTTTATCGTTGGTTCTGGAGAACCTAACGCACTGACAGCAAGTGGTGTTTTATTTGGAAATACCTTAATTTTAAATGATATGTATATCAATACTGCTCCAGGAGAAAATTATGGGTATATGTATCAATATATTTCTCAGGCTGGTGCAAATACTTGGGTTCAGGTTTTAAAGGTAAGTCCAGCAATTTATTCGGCTGTAGAAACAATTCCCTTTACGTCTGGTTCAGCATCAATTACTATTCCAATATCAAACATAGTAACAGTTAGTGGTTCACCACTTACCGCTTCAAACTTCAATGTTCAATTTAGAATTGAAGGAGCAAATCCAATTGCATCGGCAATGGAGATTCCTGCTTTGGCAGGGGCTGGAACAAATTTAGTAATAAATTTTGATGCAGTTCAATATAGCGGTGGCACTTGGTCAAATCTTACTGGAAGTAAGACGATCCATTTATTTATCTCTATAGTTTAACAAAAATGGTATAATCTTTATAGAGGTGACCACATGGCTGTAGAAAATATAGGAAACTTAGTACCAACTAAAATTCCAGCATTGAGTGATGATGCTAATATTCAAGATGCCTTAAAAGCATATCATTATGGATCTTATGATTTTGATACTGCAGAAACTAATACGGCAAATCTTTTAAATCCATCTATTGCTTACACCATTACTAATTTACAAACTCAAATTACCACAAAGGCTGCTTTAGAAGTTGCAGCACGAGATAGTTCAAGAGCAACTACAACTGCACCAACTGCAGCAGCATTTACAGCATTTTCTAATACCATACCAGATGGATATATTTGGTTAGATAAAGATTCATCAGCAGGAGTTGGATACTTTGCTGCAACATCAGTTTATACAACAACTGCTCCATCAACAAACTTAGCAAACGGACTAATCTGGATTAAAAAAGGTTCAAGCCCACTTGAAATGTATGTTTACAATGGCGACACTAGCATATTTGATCAGGTGGTCTAATGCCTACAGTATTTGATTCAGACGGTAAGGCAGCCTACGTATACAATGTAGCAGATGATACTTGGTATCAAGTTTCTGGAAAGACAGACATCTCTGGAACATTTGAATGGACTGGACTACACACACACCTTTCCAACTTTACAACCGCAGAATCATCTGTTGCAAAAAAAGGAACCAATAATTTTCTTAATCCAGCAGCCAGAGATGCAGCAATTACCTCCCCTACTGCTGGCACTATATGTTTAATTAGACAAAATTCTGGGGGAACAACAATAAATGAAATTCAAGTTTATATTGGCGGTAGTTGGAGAACAGTTTTACCTTCCCCAACTGGACAAACAGATAAATATCTAAAAAGTGATGGTACAATATCCGTATGGGAATCATCACCAGATGTTTTAGCCCAAACTTTCTTAACGATGGGAGGATAATAACACAAAATGCCTACAACCTATAAAGTCCTTGGACAAGCGAACCCCGCAGCAGCGACTCTCACAACACTGTACACCGTTCCATCTGTTACATCAGCAGTTTGTTCTTCAATAACAGTGGCAAATCTTGCTAACTCTTCTGCTACTTTTAGAATTGCAGTTAGACCAGCAGGAGCCACAGCAGAAAACAAACATTACATTGTTTATGATATAACTATTGCAGCACTAGACACTTTAACACTTACATTAGGAGTAACTCTAGCAACAACAGATGTAGTATCAGTATATGCTTCATCTGCCACACTAGCATTCTCAGCATACGGATCGGAAATTTCATAATGACAATTAGAAGTGTAAAATCTGGAACATTAAATACTTTACAGGTAACTGGAGTTTCAAGTGTTGCAGTTCCAACACCACCAGCAAAACCTACGATTACTAATGTCGGAGCAAATGGAGCAACAGTTAATTTTACACCAGCATTAATTGGTGGAACAGCAACAAGTTTTACAGCAACAGCAACCCCAGGTGGTTCTACTATAACTGGTGCATCAAGCCCACTGCAAATTGCTGGTTTATCAGATTCAACTTCTTATACAGTAGTAGTTAAAGCAACAAATGCAAACGGAGATAGCGTAAACAGTGTGGCTTCAGATGCATTTACAACTTTAACTCCATATAACTTAAATGTAAATTATTTAGTTATTGCTGGTGGAGGTGGCAGTAGTGGTGGAGATTTAGGTGGCGGTGGTGGTGCAGGTGGATATCGGACATCTTATTCAACTACTGGCGGTAATGGGTCAGCAGAGTCTCCAGTAAGCATTACAAGTGGTATTGCTTATACGGTAACTGTTGGTGCTGGCGGAAGCAACTCTGTATTTTCTTCAATAACAAGCACTGCAGGTGGAAACGCTCCAGGAGGATCTGGTGGTTCAGGTGCTGGTGGCGGTGGAACAAGAACAGCATCTCCAGTCCAAGGCATGAATGGTGGATCAAGTGGCTATGGCGGAGGTGGCGGTGCTAGCCAAGTAGGCTCAAACGGTGGTCCTGCAAGATATGGCGCTTATGGAGGCTCTGGAGGAAATGGTTTAGCATCTTCTATTACTGGAACTTCTGTAACTCGTGCTGGCGGTGGCGGTGGTCCAACAGACTCTGCTCCTACTGTTGGTAGTGGTGGTTCAGGTGGTTCTGGTGGTGGCGGACAAGGTGGTAGAAACGCATTTAGCGATAGATGGGGATACCAACCAGCACAGGGTGGCTCAGCAGGTGCAGCAAACACTGGCAGTGGTCCAGGCGGTTCTGGTTTAGTGATTTTAAGATTTGATAGTTCAAAAGTTTTAACTGTAGGCGCAGGACTGACAAGCACAAACGCAACTGATGGCGCAGACAAGGTTTATACATTTACAGCAGGAACAGGGACGGTGACTTGGTCATAATGGCACACTATGCATTCTTAGATGATAACAATGTAGTTACTGAGGTAATTACAGGAATTGATGAAAACGAATATGTTGAAGGATGGGATCCTGAATCTTGGTATGGTCGTCAAAGAAATCAGGTATGCAAAAGAACATCCTTTAATACATTAAATAACCATTATTGGAATAATGAAACTCAATCTTGGCAATTAGAAGGAGCATTTAGAAAAAACTTTGCACAAGTTGGATATATTTTTGATCCAGTAAATGATGGTTTTATTCCAAATAAAAAACCATATCCTTCTTGGGTTTTAAATGCAGAAAAATGTTCTTATGAATCACCAGTTCCTCATCCAGTAATGGAAGAAGATGGAATTCCAAGAATTTGGATGTGGAATGAAGAAGAACAAAAGTGGGATGGTCCATTTGAATCGGACAATCCATAAAGTAACAAAATAATTAATTAAAAAAATACCCCAAAAGATATTTTCTTAAGGGGTATTTTTATTTAATTTCTATAATTTGCAAGGATATTTGTTATACCACTCTTGATATCGTTTTCCATTTACGGAACTCCATGCAGACCAATCTTTTCCACCCTTAGTCATATGAAGAGCAATTTGTGCGTTAACTACTGGGTTTAACAACTCAGCATTTGAGTCTAACTCAAATTTGTCTCTACGATCTGAACCTAATTCTCCAAGCATATTTATTTGAAATACACCATAGGAATTATCTCCAGTTTTTACATTGCCATTAAAGGCAAGAGGACGACCATTAGATTCTGCTTTAGCAATAGCACAAGCAGACCTTAAAGCCTTTCCTTCAAACCCTACAGCCCTTAACATATCAACTAATTGCCCATCAGTTAAATTATGAGCATTTTCATATTTTTCTAATTTTTTCTCTTTAGAAACCAAAAAGGCCACCTTTTGGGTGGCAGACTTAACGGAATCTTTAATTAGTAAGTTGTTTTCATTTGTTGCATTTGCTGTAGCCGAAAAAACCGTACCGCAAATAACCAACGTTAATACCCCTAGCCAAACATTTGCTTCTCTCATTGTAAAATACCTCCTAGAGAACAAATGCTACCAAGTAGGTAGCATATATTAATTATACCACTATTTGGACTTTATAGTCAAATACCCGCATAAAAATAAAAAATATTTATAATATTACTATTAGTTAGTGGTATAATGATAAGATTATGGCAACATTTAGAGATCAAGCAACTGGTTCATATTCAATAGGCTCTGTTCCACCAACAGTTACCTGGACAGTTGTAAAAGGCGATACCGCTGCATTTAGGGTATACGTAACAGATGATAATAAAGATCCATTAACTATTTCTGAGTGGGCAATTGAAATGGAAATTAAAAGACCAACAATAGCGGGTAATTTTAATGATGCAAATCCAGCACAAGTATTAACACTGTTTCCAGTTGCTGCTGCAGGAGACGGTGCTGGAGAATTTACAGTATCACTGACATCAGCACAATCAAGAAGTTTAAACACAGGTGATATTTTTGACATTGAATTAAGTGATGCAAGCAGGGTTTGGACAGTTGCTCGTGGCACCCTAACAATCATTGAGGACATTACTAACGGTCAAGAGTCATAATGGCTTCAGTAGCAATTTTAGATATATCTAAAGGTACAACAGGACAAATAAAATCAAAATCATATCCAAAAACAAAAATTATTTATTCAACTACACTAACACAAATAGATGAAGTTCTTCCTTTTAGAGTAAGATTTCAAAACATCGGTATAAGCGTTGCAAACGCAGGTATTCCTGGAATTGGTCTTCAAATAATTGGAATCAATAACTATATTCTTTAACATAATGATATAATAGCCTCATGGCAAAGATATCAACCACCAACGTAAAGGCTCTGTTTCAGACAGGCGATAGACCAACCGAAGCAAACTATATAGATTTAATTGATAGTACTTCTGCTAGGTCTACCGATCTTGGATCAGATGGTAATAATGAGTCAACGATTAATGGAATTGAAAACTCAACGGTGTTTGATAACTTTACCGCAAGTGAGTTCAGATCAATGAAATATATGATCTCTCTTAAATATGTAGCAGGTGGTGCAAACAAGTACTCCTCTACAGAACTTAGTATTCTGATTGATGGTACAGATGTATCTGTTAGTCAGTATGGAATAGTTGAAAACGATGGGAATATTGGCACCATCTCTGTTTCAAGGGCTGGAGACACAGTTTCACTAACTGTTGTTCCAGTAGGGGGAATTACACC